GGCGTCCGAGCCTTGAGGGACGGCCATCGGGTATATGCGTGTCGAGGTGACGGACGTGATGACCGTTGACCCCGACAGTAAGGAATAGATCTTCGACTCAACCGGCATTGGTCTTCCTCATGCGCCACTCAATGAGCCTGCCGAGTTCCTTTTGAATGGCATCGAGTACGCGTCCCGTACTCATAACGAGCGCGGGTTCAATAAACGGACGGCCCGGAACCTTTGCCCGCCCCCTCTGCATTCTTGCCCTGGCCTCTCTCGCCGTCAGGCCGTATGCTCTTCTGACACCCTTCGTTCTACCCGTTGGTATCCAGCCCTTTTCAATGAATAGTCCGTAATAGCCCGTTTTCAGCCTTGGCTTGACGTTCGTGACAATCTCGGCACCCCTGGACGGCTTCCCCTTGGCAATGACGATGCTGTCACGGAGCTGCCCTATGCGCTTTCTGTTTCTGGCCGTCGTCCCGTATGGGTAACGATAGAAAGCCTTGCCGACCGGAGCCCGCCTGCGGGCCTCGTCCCTGACAAGCCTCGCGCCTTTATTCAACGCCCGTTGGCCGATTGTGCGCTGAATCTCAAGAGGCAGGAGCTTCAACTTCTCATCAAGCTCCCTCAGCCCCTTTTGTTCAATCGTCATGTCGATCATGTAGACCGCCTCGATGCAAGTATGCGAAGCTCCGTGCGTCTGTCACCCGTGTCAATAATGGAATGAATGTTGTATTCTTTACCGTCGTAGACAACCATCATGCTCGGCGTGATGCCCGTCGTGTAGCGAATAAGGAATTCCGTATCTATTGGGGAAGATACCTGATCGGCCTGCCACATCTCGCGCATTGACAGGGGGCGAACTCTAGCCCATGCGTCATTGAGAAACGTGCTCCATGTAGGAACCTGCCCGCCATAAGAATCGGACGTTGACGTGCTCTTGCGGATACTGATTTTCCTGTTGAGCTGGCCTGCCCTCATATCTTAATCACCGTGTACGCATCCAGAAGCCCGTCCACAAACGTCCTCGGAAGCTTAAGCATCGTCTGCGCCCCAGACTCCACGGACAGGCTTTCCCGGTTGTTATACATGGCCCCCACGCGAAGACGGACCCACGCCTTGACCCCGTATGGAGTCGTGGCCGTAGACGCCCCGCTTAACGCGTAACCGCACTTGTAGCGAACTCTGACGGCGTTCATTACGTCGTAGGTTTCCGGCCAGTCGTTGTCGTAGGACGGCACTACCCAGGCGGGCTCCGAATCCCCGTCGATGGAGTAGGCAGTCGCGGACAGCGTAGCCGTCGCCCCGCTTGAGTCGATGTAGCTGATGCTCAAGTCCGTCGAGTTGGACGAAAGCGGCGGGCGCGGTATCTCAATCCCGCCTTCGGGAAACGCGTCCATGACGAGTTCCCATGTCTGCGGCATCATGGCCCGTTTCGTCTTGTTTTCGGCCTCATTCTGCGCGGCCATCAGCATGGAGTTGAGAAGCAAATCTTCCGACGTGTCGGACGTGGAGAGCCGCAGGTGCGTCTTGATTTCGTCAAGCGTCACACAAGGGCCGGTTGCCTCTGTAATCAGCACAAGCGCCATTATCTCGACCTCCACACGTCGCCTGCGCGGCGATAGGTGTTGACGTACACTTTCGATTGCCGGTATTTGTCGCGCACGGGCTTTGTTTTCGTAATCTTCCCGCGTGTCTTCGTATGTACTTCAAGCGTTATCCCGTCGGCGGCATTCGCGTTATAGGTGTCTTCGGGCGTGACCCTGGTCGAGAAGTCAATCCCGTCGGCGTACTGTTCCTGCGCCCCGTCGCTAATCGTGATATTGTGCTGCTGAATGAGTTGGGTAATCTCATCCGAGGCGACAATCTGCCCAGAATCCTGCGCCGAAATGGTGTGCCCGATGATAACGACAATCGCATCGGCAACGGAGAGATTGGCACCGTCATCAACGGTGATAACCTGCCCCTGAATGAGACTGATAGACCCGGAGACGTTGACCTGTGCGCCGTCCGCTGCCGTAACGGGAACATCGGCCCCGACGCCTAGCGTAATATTGTCGGCGTGGTTTTCATTGACGGCTTCCGATACCGCGATGACATGGTGCTGAATAATATCCGGGGCATCGGAAACGTTCTGCTGTATGCCTTCCGCAACGGGGAGCGCCCCGCCCGCGTAAATCGTGACCCCGTCCCCGGCATTGGCATTTACGCCGTCGTCTACGGTGATGACGTGGTGCTGTGTCAGGCTCGGGCCGTCTGCTGCATTGACAACCGCACTTTCACCCACGGTCAATCCGTAGCCATGAACCGGAACCGGGGTAACGGCGGTGTTTATCTGTGAGGCTTCCGCGACAGAAGCAAGGACATGGCCGATTATCAGAGTGGGAGCATCACCGGTGTTTACCTGAGCCCCATCTGCGACAGACGCGAGCGTTATGTTCCCGCCCAATCCGACACCGTCAGCCGCGTTCTGCTGCACACCATCCGTTACGGACAACAGGTGCGACTGCGTGTGCGCTGGTGAATCGGCTACATTGGCGTTGTAGCTTTCGGAAACGGTCAGATTGTGCGCATGGGTATATGCGGGGCTGTCGGCTACATTGGCCTGCGTCCCGTCGGTGACGCTGGCAAGCGGATGGGCGATGGCAAGGGTGATGCCGTCTCCGGTGTTGACGTGTGCGCTATCAGCCGCCGAGGCGATGATATGCCCGATGGTTAGCGTCAGGCCGTCCCCGGCGCAAGCCTGTGCCGTCTCGGCTACCGTTGCGATGCGATGGCCGATGGTAAGCGTGACATTATCGCCCGCATTGGCATTTGCCGATTCCGCTACGGACGCGATGCTCTGCGCCGCCCCCTTCGGGAGAAGGAACGCGGCGTTCTTTACAAAACGCCTGCGCCAGAACGGTATGCGGTAAACCGCCATTTACCCGATCTCCTCAAAAGAGATATGAACGTCAAGGGCCATGTCGTCAGTCACCGCCGTCTCTCGCCGTACAACGAACCGGCCACCAGGCTTGATAATCGGCCTGCACTCGGGCGTCGGAATCCAATGGAATCCGTTGAGGACGTTAACCGTCTCTTTATAGACGTAGGTGAGGCCGGTAGCATTGCTAGAAGCCACTCCGTAAACATTACCCGAGCATGTCGTCTGCCCTTGGGCAAGCGGAACTAGGGCGCATGTTGCCCCCGGCCCATTCGTCGTCCCGGCAAAGGCAAGACCAACGGTCATGTACTGCGAAACCGTTGACCGTGCGCTTACAGACACCTCATGAACGGCAATCACATGGCTAGAGCTGCAAAGTACGTGGAGTAACTCCTTCGCAACCGTCGAGGCAGTCGTGCCGACGTAGCCGCTGGCAAACATTCTTCCGTAACTCATTTGAAACACCTCCCAATGAGGTTAAACGTCGAAAGACAGAGGCGAAGCAATATGTTGAGGCGCCTGCGGTTCCTCTGGAGCATCCAGGGAGGGAGGCTGCCGGATGTGGCTGCCGCGTACTCATCCGCCCCAATATCCCACTGCGCCCCGGAACCGCCGCGGTCCTGCCCGTCGATGTCGGTGGAAAACGGCAGATACGAATCACTGGATAAATTCGTCCCCTGTCCTCTCGCGGCAGTATCGGATGCCGACAGATGCAGGTCACGGTTGTCGGCATCGACGAAGGCGACGGTTTGGTTGCGGTGACTTGTGTCAAGTGAAGTAGCATCCGACGAAAGATCATTCTCTACGTCCCAAGTCCCACCGTCATCTGATCTGACGAAATCACCTCCTCCAGTGTGATTATACAGCAGATTGTTCTTCGAATGTATGTAGACTGGTTCCGACCCGGGCCAATTCGGGTTAAGGAACAAGTTCTTGTAATTTCCGTATAATGTGTTGTTATAACAGATTATGTGCCTGGTCGCCCCATTGGCCGTTCTGTTATATCGGATCCCAGCTCCATCGTACCCCCCTGAAAAACCATAGATGATGTTATTGTAGCACTTGAAATAGGTTGTCCCGGAATCTGCTGCGTCCAATACTGTAACGCCTGACCCAGCGCAGGGAGAGGAAGCGGTATTCCTTATGATGCAGTTCGATACTGTTATATTTGCAATATAGGTCTGATAGCTCCACAGACCAGCTCCGGCAGCTCCAGATTCATATTCTCTCGAATTCTCTATCTGCAACCCATCCAGCCACAGATCGAGCCGTGCTCCATTATTGTTGCATATAGTTGCGAAGTAGGCATTAGATGTAATCCTATATTTGCTCGTATTCCATTTTCCGTCGTGCCGGTAACTCTCTGATGGATCGGTCCAAATCTTTATGTAATGAGTTGTATCTGTCGTCCATCCGGCAATATCCACTGCCGTCGTATCCGCCGTCCCTCCCGTGCAGCGGCACTTCGCAACGGCTATTTCGTCCCGCACCCCGGTCAGGTCACCCTGTTCGCCCGCTTCCCAAGCCGACAGGCTGGTATAGTTGGTGCCTGACCCGTTGTCCGGGTCTATAATTTTGATGACTTCAGTTGCCATTTAGAGGCTTGCCGTCTCGTCTGTGTTGGTTTTGAGATTACGCAGGTAGCTCCTGACCTGCGTCCATGTATAATCGTACTTGTCTGCGTAATCACCGACTTTGATGATCAACTCGCCGTTGTCCCGCAGTTTCCGCAAGGCCGCAGTAGGCATGTCATCGAGGCGGAATTTCCACAGGCGACGGAGGAAGACCTGGTAACGGCCATCTGCATCTGCCGTGTCCTCGCGTTCCGGCTCGATATATTTCTTCACCTTTTCT